AAGGCAGGCCCCTACGCGACATAAGCGCGAGACCCCCGATAATGTGATACCGCTTTTCCATGAGATGCCTTACGATAGGCAGCGAAAGTACCTCGACCGAGTCGAGAAAAACAAAAAGAAAGATCGCCGTCGCCGTCGTGCGACCTACCCCCGTCGGAGGAAATGATGGCCAAGAAAAACACTGATGGTGCTAGTAGTACGTCCCGCAAGATGAATCGGAAGAAAGACCGAGCAGAGAAGCGGAAGGAAACACCCGTTAAGTCGAAGTCCAGATTTACCCGAGGCAGGGGTGGGGATTCCAGGGCGTCGTACAAGGATGTCATGAAGGGTCCTTTGTCAGAGGGGCACGACATGTACATCTCGGACCAGGATGAGGAAAAGGCAAAGCAGACACGCGCAGAACGGGATGCCAAGCGGGGCTCCAAGTTTTACGAGGGTAAAGAGAGTGATCTTCCGGCAACCGTGACAAAGGAAGATGGTAGCCTAGACAAGCTCAAAAAAGCCGAAGCGATCGCCGACTTCACCGGACCTGGAGCAGAAGCTCCTACAGAAGCTCCCGCCGAGGAGACATCAGGTGACTCCCAGGTGATGACGGACCCCAATGACAGTCGGTACCAGTACCAAGTTCTGTCTGACGGTAACATCAAGATCGTTGCCGCCCCAGAGGACACTGGGTTCACTGGGATGATTCTCGACGACAAGAACTCCGAGGCGTACAAGGCCATCATGGGGGTCTTTAGTCAGACCGGAACAGCCCCTGCGGGTGGTGGGGAAGTACCGGAAGCACCCACCGAGTCTATGGGTACCTCTCCAATGCGGGGTGCTCCTATGCCAGAGACACCCCACTTAGGGCAGGATCCGGTATTACCGGAGTTTGAGGCTCCTGAAGCACTAGAGTCCCCCCCTGAAGATGTACCATACTCAGCCCGAGCTGTGGCCGATCGAGTCTGGGACCAATTCTACCCACCCCAGTCTGATGTTGACCTTGGCGGGGAACCTGAAGTGGCCGCAGAACCGGCCCCTGAACCGGCCCCCGAACCCTACCGAGCCCCTCCGATAGAGTTCTTGGACAAGGAGGGTCAACACCCTAGAGTCCAGCGTATGATAGAGACAATGTCCAGGGCGAACCAAATTCAGGGGGGGGACCAACGTGAGCGCATGAAAGCAGCCGGGGCAAGTCTACAGGAAGCGATTGAGGACTTGAAACAGTGGTGGAACGCAGAGCCCGAGCCTGACAAAAACTACGCTCCCGGCTCGGGGGGTTACCGAGCGCACACCTACCCAAAACAGTAGTCAGGTCAGGGAAAGGAGAGACCCATGGCATTGAATGGCGAGCAGATTGCAGGCATCATCAAGTCCCACCGCAGACAGCGGGAGAAGGACCTGAAGGATTGGGACAAGTACCGGGCGTGGTACTTGTCTGAATACTGGGGCTCTAACGAGGACATCCCTCAAGGGGCGGCACCAGAGGATCGTGGACGTGAGGCGGCGACGAACCTGGAGACCAACTACCCATACGCCTACATCGACACGATGATTTCCAACATCTGTCCGACCAACCCCCAGGTTACGGTCACAGCTCGTCAGGAGAAGTTTCGTCCAGCGGGGAAGTTCCGAGAAGCCCTTATCAACGATTGTTTTCGTCGAGGCAAGTTTCACAAGGCACTGTGGTCACATGCCACGGACGCGAGCTTGTGTGGTCGAGGGTTCCTCAAGACCGTGTGGAATTTCGACCGCAATACACCCGAGACCTTTGTGATCGATCCCCGACATGTCTTTTTCGACATGTCGGCCACACGGTGGCGGGACATTCGATACCTCATTGAGGTCACGGTACTGACTGAAGAGGAGTTCAAGGCCCGGGCAAAGCGGAAGCGTGACGGTAGTGGTGCGCACTACCGACCCGCAGTGGCGAAGCTGGCTCAACCCAGCGGCTATCCACAATGGTTGGAAGATCGTAGTCGTGATGAGGGCATGGTAGACAAGGCGACAAAAGCCTACTATCGGTGGATTACGGTCTACGAGGTCTATGACTTTGTTGCGGACAAGTATTTCCACGTCTTGGATGAGGTGGATGAGCCCCTGTTCTCTTCAGACCTACCCTTCAAGTATGTGCGGAATCCATTCAGTCTGTTGGCGTTCAATGACAACAAGACCGATATGGGCGGCTTGTCAGACGTTCGGCTCATCGAAGGGGCCCAGGCTCGACTCAATGAGATTGACACCTTGGAGCTGTGGCACGCCTACACTTCCATCCCGGTGTTGCTCCTGAACACGGCTCTTGTGGATGACCCCGAGTCCTTCATGTCCATGATTCAGGACGCGAATCAGCCTGGACAGATTGCCCACCTACAGGCAAAGAACAATGCCCCTTTACGGGACATCATTGGCCAGACACCCGTACCGCAACTGGACCCGAGCTTTGGGAAGATGCGGGACCGGTCAACCCAGATCATTGAGTTCATCCTAGGTATCCCCCAGTACAGTCGGGGTGTCGTGGGTGTTGCGGATGTGGCTACCGAGGTCGCCTTGGCCGACACCGCTACGCGAACCCGGAATGGGAAGCGTATCAAGCAGATGACGGACACCTGTTCGGAGACGGGCAAGAAGATCGTTGGTCTCTATGAGGAGTTCCTCCCTGAAGACTCCGAGCTGGCCATTCGGTTGACGGACAGCCGTGAGGTCTTGACGGTTTCCCGGCGAACGATGGCGATGGCGAAGGACCGTCCCGCAGGCGAAGAGCCCCTCGACTACGACTACGATGCGGTGACGTACTCTCCAACCGAGAACCACCGGATTGTGCAGCTCAAGAACCTGGAGAAGTACCTCCCCATCCTGATGCAGTCTCAAGCTGTGAATCAGGAGAAGCTGATGATGAAGCTGTTGGAGTTGCTCCAGTTGGGCGACATCCTCAAGACTGAAGAGCCCCCCAAGCCGGGACAGGAAGGCCTTGGGGCCGTACCCCCCGAGATGGCAGCGATGATGGGTGGGGGCGGAATCGCTCCCCCGGGGATGCCGGGGATGGACAACATCGCCACCGGAGCGTTGCCTGAAGGGACTGACGTTCCCATCTCACCTACAGGGGTGGGTGGCCCAGGTGGTCCTGGGATTCCGATGTCTGACCGGGGGCCTAGACCCCAACTGCCTGGAGCGAAGTGATGCCTGACGAGAAAGACCAATCTGATAAGCGGTCAAACTATTTTGACAACCTACGGGACAAGGCTGTTGACAAAGCTATGCCCGATGAGGTGCCCGAGTATCGACTGGGGGAGTCTGTTGACCCTGCGTTCACGGAACGAGAAGCCCGGAAGGCTGCTCGACCTGGCGTGCAGGCCGGGAGATACAAGAAACTCAACGAGTATTCGACGTTCCCCTCGGGAGGCGGGGCTTACGACGCTGGCCTTGAAGGGGGTGGGAGTCTTGCGGGATTGCGTCAACAGCAAATTACTACGCGCCGTTTGGCTGAAAACGCTCGACAAAAAGGAAGCCCCCTGTCACCGGGAGATTTGCTTGAAGCAGACTGGGCGTACCTAAAGGCAAATCCGAACTATGCCCAATTTGCGTATGAGGGTGGGTGGCTGGGATCGGAGTTCCACCCAGTAATAAGCGGGTGGGACAAAGGACGGTACACACCTCGTGAGTCTGACGAAGTAGATGCTTGGTCGGCAGATGACAGCCTGGCTGCGGAACGCGGGCTTGCCGACTTCGAGGCCGACCCGAGATTAAACGCCGGCTATCAAAGGTTTGTAGCAGAAGAGAAGAGAAAAAAAGACGCAAAAGGACCAGAAGTCTACAAGGCATGGGTTGATGCTTACGGTGAACCGCCCCCCGAAGACGCATGGTTTAGCCGCTACGCGCCTTCGGAGGAATAGATGCCTCTCTACGACATCGCCTGTGATTCAGCCCAGGAGTGCGGTCACTTCTCGGACGTATTCATTCCCTTGTCGGAACTCAACGAGGCTGTCTGTCCATCTTGCGATGGTCCCATCCGTCGTCTACCCCGACCGGTGCGCACCGTAGGTCCGATGCCAAGCAAGCCTTTGACCATCAAACAGATTGGTCGGAG